AGACAACTCTCGAAGACAGACTATCTGAACTGGATGGTGATGCCCGTGAGTTTTGTTCGGCATATTCCAGATACAATGCGTTGCGAACATATCTATCAACTTTTGTTGAGGGTATGAAAAACAATGTGGATGATAATAATTTTATTCACCCAGAGTTTATGCAGTGTGTTACGGCTACTGGTCGTCTATCCAGTCGTAATCCAAACTTTCAAAACATGCCACGAGGTTCGACATTTGCCATACGTAAGGTTGTTGAAAGTAGGTTTGATGGTGGCTTTATACTTGAAGGGGATTATTCTCAGTTAGAGTTTAGAGTGGCAGGGTTTCTTGCAAAAGATTCTCAAGTTTACAAGGATGTTCTTGAGGGAACAGATGTACACAACTACACTGCGTCTATCATAGGTTGTAGCAGACAAGAAGCGAAAGCACATACATTTAAACCTCTTTACGGTGGGGTAAGTGGTACACGTAGTCAGCAACAATATTATCAAAGATTTAAAGAAAAGTATGAGCAAGTTACTGAGTGGCACAAAGAACTTGAAAAACAAGCAGTAACAAACAAAGTAATTAAACTACCGTCTGGAAGAGAGTATGCTTTCCCTGATGCTAGATGGACAGAGTGGGGGTCTGCAACAAATAGAACGGCTATATGTAATTACCCCGTTCAAGGTTTTGCAACTGCTGATTTATTACCCATTGCACTAGTAAAATTGGACAAAGCCATGAGAAATATGAAATCAGTAATTTGTAACACAGTCCACGACTCGATTGTTATTGATGTCCATCCAGACGAAAAGAATCAATGTATCCAGATACTTAAAGACTCTATGTTATGTTTACCTAGTGAGACAAAACACAGATATGGAGTTGAGTATGACATGCCAGTTGGCATAGAATTAAAAATAGGTAAAAATTGGCTTGACTTATGTGAAGTTAATTTGTAGTCTCAAATTACATAAACCTTAATTATCTAGAAAAGGAATAAAACATGGATAATAATTTACAAACTATCGATACTGAAATGAATCAAATTGTTGATGCTTTCAGTTCAGATGATACCAAAGCTTTGATGGAAATGACTGGACAAGGTTCTACCAATAAAAGTGAAGGATTGTCACGAATAAATATTAACTATGACACTGAAACGGAAGATGGTGTTACTCTCACAAGAGGGGATTGGAAAGTATTTGTTAGCGGAGAATATCTCTACGCTAAAGAAGTATTTTTTAGACCTATTTTGCGTACATTTGAGTGGAGTCTATTTGATGCAGACGAGGGAGCTTTTTCTTGTAAGTCTGTTCAAAAACCTACTTTGGCAGGTGACTTCCCCGACACAGAGGGTGGAAGCAAGTGTGGTAGATTAAGTGCTAGTGATGAGGAAAAGCTGAAGGATGATGATCCCATGAGATTGAGGTCGAGGTCTGCAGTTTGTAACCAAGTTCTTTATGGCATGGTAAGTGGCACTTATAAAAAAGCTACAGGCGAAGAGGTGGTTCTTGAAAACCATCCAGTCGTTGCCTATTTTAAACGTTCAGGGTTTTTACCTATGAGCAACTTTATAAATAGTTTAACCAAACAGAAAAAGATTATGCAAAAGGTTTGGATTAAGTTGGCAACAAGCAAACAAAAGAAAGGTTCGGTTATTTTTTGGATTCCCGTACCTACCCTTTCTTCTGAGTGTGAGATAACTGATGATGATAAAGCACTTATGAAGAAATTTGCTGAAACTGTCAAAGCACATAATCAGACAATTATGGAGCAGTACAGACAGACGGCAAAATTGAAGTCTCCTGCAGAGGATGATAATTTAGCAGGTGACTTTGATAATGTTGCTAACGCTTAAAATCCAAGACTATATGGAACGAGCAAGTAGGGGGGAAGTCAGTATTCCCCCTGAAGCAACTAAAGACTTCGCTGATTCCTGTAGAGAGTCCGTTCTTACACAACTCAACAAATTAAAAGAATACAAGATACGAATGTCTGGATTGGGCAGACCAATCTGTCAGCAACTTCTTGAGAGTCAAGGTGTTGAACAAGAAACAGAATACAATCTTTTATTTAGATTTTTATTTGGAGATATTGTTGAAGCCATAGCCGTTCTTATTTTGGAACAGGCGGGGGTAGATATTGTTGCAAAACAAAAACCAGTTAAGTTAAACATAGATGGTGTAGAAGTTACAGGAACATTAGATTTAATTATACGAGATGAATTAGGACAAGAGAAAGTTTGGGATATAAAATCCGCTAGTGATTGGGCATTTAAATATAAATACACAGGTTACGGTGGGTACGATAAAATAAAAGAAGATGATCCTTTTGGTTATATTATGCAAGGACATCTGTATGGGGAAGCAACAGGTTTACCGTTTGGCGGGTGGATAGCTATCAATAAATCTAGTGGAGAGGTAGCAGTGGTTGAAGCACCCGAATGGCAAGATGAAGATAGAAAAGAATATTTACAAGATGCAAAAGAAAGAGTACAAATATTAAGACGACCAGATAAAGAGTTTATTGTTCCTTACAAAGATACGTTTGAGACATATAGACACAAAGGGGAAGATGTTAGAACTGGAAATAAGATGTTACCAAAACCATGTAATATGTGTGGGTTCAAAAAACATTGTTGGAAAAATGCAGAGTTGCACAACAAAGTTACATCCCGAGCAAAATATCCACCTCAAGCGTGGTATTCAAAATTAAAAAAGAAAGTAATATGATATGTCAATTATATACATGCACGATTACCACACAGAGTTTTTGGAACACAATGAGAATTTGTACCATGTTTATTTAGAATCCCATCGAGAGATGGGGGGTGGTAGAGATGTCGTTTTCTTACGTCAACATGAAAGAGGTATTCCCCTTACTCTTCGTGAAAACTTTTCAGAAAACGGCACTCTTACCTCTGCTACAGAACAAAGAGATATAATGAAAGTAGAAAATGAGTTTCAAGCAATTAGTCAAGCAATAAGTTATGGAAAGATAGTATGCCTACCAATGTACCCACTAACAAAAGAAATTATCACATTAGAAAAACAATCCCTAAAACTGGCAGGGTACATCAAAAAACGAATGGAATCATTAAACTTGCGGATGAGATTAAAGAAATGAAAAAATCAAAGTACAGGTCACAATTTGAATTAAAGTTGGCAAAAACATTAGCAGAAAATAAAATAAAGTTTGAATATGAATCAAAGAAGTTTCTTTACGTTCCTAAAGTAAGAACATACACACCAGACTTTTATTTACCAGATGTAAATATATTTATCGAAGCAAAAGGACATCTTGATAAAGCAGACAGAGTGAAGATGGTTCTTGTAAAAGAACAACACAAAGACTTGGATATTCGTTTTGTGTTTATGAACGCACGAAATAAAATATATAGAGGAAGTAGAACAACCTACGCTGATTGGTGTAATAGATACGATTTTCGTTGGGCAGAAAAAAAGATACCTGAGGAGTGGTTTAAAAATGGATGAAAAAGAATTAAAAAAGAAAATGAAAGAAATGAATTTACAAAAAGGTCATTACTATATTATACTTTCAGACCTTGATGAAGATAAATTTAACATGATTGCGTATGATACAACTGGGAATACTTATGATAGTGAGTCTGATCATACTGTGGGGTCTATCACTCACGAAGGATTAGTTGCATTACTTAGACATCGTGGTGATGATATTTTCAACGTAGGGATGGGGGAGTTGTCTATTAAATATGCAACCCAAAGATTGTTTGATGAAGTACACGATGATACTGGTAAAAAAATAGAATATAAAGATAATATAATTAAAGTTGACTTTGGGAGTGAACATTGATATGAAATACAGACAGATGATAAGAGATGAATACAGGAAAGTAGGCAAACAAATGAAAAACGGACAACTTGAACTTAATCTTCACAAAGACATGGAAGATATGGTAAACCACCCACCCCATTACAACACGGCAGGCATTGAAACAATAGATGCAATTAGGGCGGCCACGAATGAAGGTTTTGAATATTATGCTCAGGGAAACGTATTGAAGTATGTTTGGAGATATAGATATAAGAATGGGTCAGAGGATCTTGAGAAAGCACTGTGGTATTTAAAAGAAATGATTAAGACAGTAAAAAAATTAGAGGAGAGTGATAATGTCAATATCAAATAGCTTACCTACCTCTTATCAACAGTTTATACATAAATCACGTTATGCAAGATGGCTTGATGAAGAAAGTCGTAGAGAGAATTGGGATGAGACAGTAGACCGTTATGTTTCGTTTATGGAAAAATCTTTGAAGCAAAATCACAACTACAATATATCTAAAGCAGACAAAACAATAATTACAGAGTACATAACAAATCTATCTGTAATGCCATCGATGAGAGCATTGATGACGGCAGGTGAAGCTTTAGAACGGGATAACGTATGTGGTTACAATTGCAGTTATCTTCCTGTAGATAGTCCACGTTCATTTGATGAAGCGATGTACATACTTATGTGTGGCACGGGTGTAGGGTTTTCTGTAGAACGAGAAAACGTAGATAAATTACCCGTGATTAGTGAATGTATGCAAAAGTCTGATGTAGTTATTGTCGTAGATGATAGTAAAGTAGGTTGGGCAAAAGCTTATCGTGAGTTAGTTGCTTTGCTTTATTCAGGAATGATACCGAGTTGGGATGTGTCTAAGATACGACCTGCAGGTGCAAGACTTAAAGTTATGGGGGGTAGAGCATCAGGTGCAGACCCATTAGTTAATTTGTTTGAGTTTACTGTTCGTAAGTTTAGAAATGCAAAAGGTCGCAAACTTTACTGTGTTGAGTGTCACGATATTATGTGTAAAATTGGTGAGGTCGTTGTTGTTGGGGGTGTAAGACGTTCAGCATTAATTAGTTTATCTAATTTAGGTGACGACCAGATGAGACACGCTAAAGCAGGAGAGTGGTGGAACGCAAATGGACAACGTGCATTGGCAAACAACTCTATTGCGTACAAAGGCAAGCCAGATATGGACACATATATGAGAGAATGGTTAGCTTTGTATGAGTCAAAGTCTGGAGAACGTGGTATGTTTAACCGTCAGGCCGCAGACAAACAGGTTGCAAAAAATGGTAGAAGAGAAGTTGGTCACATGTGGGGAACAAACCCGTGTTCAGAGATTATACTTAGACCTTATCAATTTTGTAATTTATCTGAGGTTGTTGTTAGAGAAACAGACGATTTGGCAACGTTAAGAAGTAAAGTGCGTGTTGCAACAATACTTGGAACGTTTCAATCAACGTTAACTGACCTTAAATATATACGAAAGATTTGGAAAAATAATACAGAAGAGGAAAGATTACTTGGTGTGTCCTTAACGGGCATCATGGATCATGGTATTCTATCCAGAACAACAGATTCTAGAATTTGGTTACAGGATATGAAACAAGTTGCAATAGATACGAATAGAGAGTATGCAAAGAAGATTGGTATACCACAATCAACTGCAATTACATGTGTTAAACCAAGTGGAACAGTATCACAACTTGTCGATGCTTCTTCTGGTATTCATGCAAGACACAATGATTTTTACATACGAACAGTTAGGGGAGATAACAAAGACCCACTAACAGAGTTTATGAAAAAAGAAGGTGTTTTTAACGAGCCAGATGTTACAAAGCCAGATAGTGTGACTGTGTTTTCTTTTCCAATGAAATCCCCAAGTGGTGCAATTACTCGAACAGAAATGACTGCTATTGAGCAACTTGAACTGTGGAAGTTATATGCAGACTTGTGGTGTGAACACAAGCCGTCTGTTACAATTTCTGTAAAGGAAGAAGAGTGGATGGAAGTGGGTGCTTGGATGTACAAAAATTTTGATATATCTTCAGGGGTTTCCTTTCTACCCTTTAGTGATCATACGTACAAACAAGCACCATATCAAGATATAAGCGTTGATGAATATAACGAGTGGAAAACTCTTGTTCCATCTAGTTTAGATTGGAATAAATTTTCATCTTACGAAGAAGAGGATAATACAAGTGGATCTCG